CAAACTAAAAGAGAAGAAGAGTAAGGTAAATGGCTAGTAGTTATCTTGTGTTAGTAAACAATGTTCTTCGGGACATGAATGAAGTTGAGCTTACCAGTTCTACGTTTGCTACTTCTCGTGGTGTACAGACAACTGTAAAAGACTACATCAATCGTTCAATATCTGACATACTAAACTCCGAACTAAACTGGCCTTTTACTCACGCTGAAGGGTCAATTGACGTTATTGCAGGTAAGTCTCTTTACAGCTACGAGTCCATATCGTCTACTCTAAAATACGTAGACTATGACAACATGATACTGCAGCCTAAGAATTACATAACTAATGGTACATATGAAGTTGCAGGTTCTGCCAGTATAACAGGGTGGACCACAGTGAGTGGAACTCCTGCAGCAAGTTCTAAATTTGGTAACACTCTTCTTCTTACCAGTGCAGAAGCAACGCAACAAGTAGATGATTTGATTGTAGGCAGGTCTTATACAGTATTAACTCAAACGAGTGGGGCAACGCTTACTTTAGAAATTGGAACAAGTTCAGGCGGATCACAAACAAAGTCTTCTACACTAACAATTAGTAGTGGAAACGAGATACTTCTCACGGAAACAGTATTTACAGCTACCGCAACCAGCCACTTTGTTAGCTTCACAGAAGCAGCAGGGGCTGCAGCATTTGTAAAGTTAGTTGAGTTGAGTGAGTCTGCAACTTCTATACCCTTAAAATACTTGTCTTACGAAGAGTACAGTGAAAGATTTAGAGAAAGAGACTCCCGCCCTGACATTGATAAGTTTGGTGACCCAGAGTATGTTTACACAACATACAATAACGAAATAGGCTTGACACCCATACCTGACACCAGCAATCGCAGTTTGAAGTTTGACTTCTACGTCGCATCATCTGCGTTGTCGGCGTCAACGGACACATCCATCATACCAGAACGTTTTGAGCCAGTTATCAATGCTCGTTCAAAGTACTACACCTACATGTTCCGTTCTGACACCCAAACTGCTCAGTTTGCTTTGAAAGAATATGAGGATGGCCTGAAGCGTATGCGAATTGAGTTGCTAAATAGAAAAAACTATATGAGAGCAGTTTAACATGCCAGATTTAGAACTGCAGGGGGTAAGCCCCCTTTCTTTCAACTGCGAGGGCGGCTTGGTATTGAACAGGTCTACCTTTATTATGCAGCCGGGACAAGCTCTTGAGTTGGAAAACTTCGAGCCTGACGTTGGTGGCGGTTACAAAAGAATGCTGGGATTTCGCCCCTTTGTAAATCAGATTGTTCCAGAAACAAACAACTCTACCGAAGCTGTTCTCATGTCTACTCAGTTCAATAACTTTGTGTTAGCGGCACGAGGAGAAAAAATATTTAGTTCTGCATCAACAGAATTATCAGCAGCCCTATCTGCATCAACTGCCATGACAGGCTCTGGCATAATAGGCATCGATAGTACCACTGGGTTTAGTTCCAGCGGAACAATACAGATAAATTCTGAAATATTCACATACACTGGGGTTACTTCAACTACATTCACAGGAGTAACAAGGGCAGCAAGCAGTACAACAGCAGCAGCCCACGGGGTTAACGATGTCGTTTCTGAAACTTGGACCGCAAGAGACACCGGAAGAACAAGCGCAGCCCGTTACAATTTTGAGCGATACAACTTTGACGGCAACGAAAAAATTATAGTCGTTGACCAAGCCAACGCTCCTACAATATTTAATACGTCTCTTGCCGCAGCAGATGTTAGTAGCAGTGCCGTAGCTGGTGCAAAGCATATTGCTGCTTTTAAGAACCACATGTTCTACTCTGGCATGTCTTCTACACCCCAAGAAATAGTGTTTAGCGAACCCTTCGATGAGGATGGTTTTAACGCTTCGGACGGTGCCGGAAGTATCAAAGTTGACGACACGATTGTTGGCTTGAGGGCTTTCCGGGGTGACTTGTTTATCTTCTGTGAGAACAGGATATTTAAGTTAGGCGGCAGTTCGCTTAGTGACTTTACAATTGTTCCTGTCACTAGAAACATTGGGTGTGTAAACGGCTTTACCATCTTGGAATTTGCTGGTGACTTGGTGTTCTTGGGGCCGGATGGCTTGCGTACTGTTGCTGGTACAGCCCGTATCGGTGACGTTGAGTTGGGTACCATAAGCACCAACGTTCAGCAGTTGTTTAGAGATAACCTGACTAATGCGGAAGCGTTTGTTTCTCTAGTCATACCCGACAAAACCCAGTACCGTATCTTCTTTTCAAAAGAGGGACAGGCACAGACATCTTCACTAGGAGCTATCTGTGTTATGAAGGGACAGGCATTTGAGTTTTCGACTATGAAGGGTATCCGTCCTGCTTGTGCAGATACGGTAGTCGAGGCTGGAGATGTAATAGCTATACACGGGGGCTTCGATGGCTATGTGTACAGGCAGGAAAAAAGCAATACTTTTAATGGTACGCTTATAAAAGCTAAATACAGAAGCCCTGATTTAAGCATGGGTGACCCCGGAGTGCGAAAACACATGCAACGTGTTAATATCAACTACGCACCAGAGTCAACGATTGATGCAGATTTGTTTGTTAGATATGACTACGAATCAAATGTATCCACCAGACCTGCAGCGTATCCGCTAGATAGTACAAATGTTGCAGGTACGTATGGTAGTTCAGCTTATGGAAACGCCGTGTACGGCGGGCCTTCACAACCTATTGTTCGTAAAGCAGTAGAGGGTTCAGGATTTGCTGTAGCATTACGAGTCGAAGATGGGGCAAACGCTACTGCCCCGTACACCCTAAAAGGGTTTCAATTAGAATTTCAAGTGGGAGCAAGAAGGTAAATGGGCGCAACCTACACACGACAGTCCACGTATGCTGATGGCGATACAATCTCCGCCGCAGATACCAACGACGAGTTTAATCAATTACTTGCAGCATTTGCGGCAAGCACAGGACATACACATGACGGAACTGCCGGAGAAGGTGGGCCTATTAGTTCATTAGCAACTAACACGGTTACTTTTGGCACGGGGGCAGATACTGACATATCAGTTACCTTTAATGCTAATACAAATGATGGTGTTATTACATGGATGGAAGATGAGGATTACTTCCAATTTTCTGACGACATACTCATGTCCACCACAGAAAAAATACAGTTCCGTGACACTGCAATATACATCAACTCCAGCGCAGACGGTCAACTAGACATTGTTGCTGATACAGAAGCGCAGATAGTATCTCCTATTGTAGATATTAATGCGTCTACAGGAATAGCTCTTGATGGGGCTAACTTAAACTCAGACTGGACTGTAAACACAACTAACAAAATACTGTTTCGTGATAGCGGCTTATATATCAACTCTAGTACGGATGGGCAGCTTGATATAGCTGCAGACACGGAGCTTGAAATTACGGCTCCTTTAGTTGAAATATCTGCAGATGCAACTGTAGGGGATGACCTTACGTTAAAGTCTGATGCGGCTGTTCTTGGTTTTGGTGCCGACACTGATGTGACAATGACCCACGTTGCTGACACAGGCGTTCTTTTAAATACTGCTAGTGTGATTCAGTTTCGTGATTCCGCGATTAATATTGGTTCACCTGCAGATGGTGACCTAGACATCAACGCTGATGATGAGATTGAATTAAACTCTACTCTCATCGACATTAACGGTAACGTAGATATCTCAGGTACTTCAACTCTAACTGGCAACGTAACATTAGGCGGTCAGTTAATAATGCCAGACGTTACTGCGGGACACATACTTGTTGCAGACGGAACTAGCTACGAAGAAAAGGCAGTCGGCGACCTTGCTGAAATATCCACAGTAGCAAATGATGACGTATTCCTTGCTGTAGATACATCAGGGGGTGGACTTAAAAGAATTACAAGAAGTGCAGTTGTTTCCGGGCTGGCTACATCAAGTGGTCTATCTAATGTTGTTGAGGACACGAGTCCCCAGCTTGGGGCCAACTTGGATACGAATAGCCACAATATACTTATTGATGATGCACATTTTATTGGTGATGAGAATGGCAACGAACAAATCATATTC